CGTATCCTAGTCCTACCCATGCGGCTAGTTTAACTAAGCCACCGAATAAAATTATGCTACCACATACACCTACTAATGCAACGCCATCAAGTGAAGTTCTTTCACTGAATCTGTCCATTGTCCAATCTTTTGCTATTGTAAAATATTTCATATTGACTCCTTACTCAATTGTTCCTGCGTACCAAACGTTTATAGTTGCCTGTCCTGCTCCAGCACCACCTTGCGTTACTATTGCATTTATAGTAGTACCACTAGCATAAACATGATCAGCATCGAAAGTATATTGTGTTCCGTCTGGACTAAAGCCTGCAAAAATTCTATCTACGTCACCAGAATCACCTACAGTTATTTCAGTAGCATCATTATAACCAGTCCAATTACCTTGTCCTGCATCTTTTTCTACTGTGACTTTAAGAATTCTTGTTGATATGCTGGTAGTACCAATAGCAACAGTACCACTATTGTAACTTACTTGTTGAGTAATCTTACTATACTTGGTAGCACTAATACTATCTAATTGGGTTTTATTCACTCCATGGGTGGCATCTGTTCCGTTAGCAATGGCTACATTTTCTAACGCATCGTCTTTGTCTTTAAGACTTATTACAGAACTGTTTGAAGCATCAATCTTAGCACCTTGTTTACCAAGCTCTAATATTTCTCCAACACCTGCTATACCATAATTTTTTACTGAATCTACCATTTGTCAACTCCTAATTAAGAAATGTTACCTAAGTCGCTATTACTATTTTGTGCTGAGTTAACTGAACCGTAGTCTGTTACTGAAATACTGTCACTTGCTAGTACAATACTAACTGTAGCACTTCCGGCACTTGCAGAGCCGTTTGTTACTTCTACTGTTAATACACTTTCTGCTGAGTATTCATATTGGTATTGTGAATGATATTGTGCCGCCTTAGTGACATCAATATCGCCAGCTCTAATAAACCTGCTACCATTTGAAGTATCGCCTACTTCAACATAGTCAGTAGCATCACCGCTTGACCATGGTGTTGGAATATCAACTGTTACTGAAAGAATTCTACTACCTGCGGCAATGGTTGCAATATTACTTGCACCTGACGTATCAAAATCAACATCTAAAGTAACGTGTTGAACTAGGTCTGATGCTGTAGCATCTAACTGTGCTTTTGTTACTGCTTGAGTTGATGATGTTGCATTTGCAATTGCAATTTTTTGTAATGCATCACCTGAAGTATAGAATCCGATTGCACTTGCATTACCACTAATATATGAACCTTGTTTACCAAGTTCTAAACTAGTGCTAACACCTGCTAAATTATATTTTTTAACTGTAGCCATTTATATCTCCGGATATTAATATTTGTAAATTTACTATATGTATTTATCTTATCTTGACAATTTTATAATTTAAATGTATAATGTAATTATGAATAGCGACTACAGAGTAATAAGAACCAATAACGATACTATTGAATTTAACATTCATGAAGTATTCTTTGATGAGGAAGGAATTCCAGTAGATATGGATAAACAACCAGTGAATATAAGCAGTAAGGACTTGACAACATTGACACAAAAATGTATACTAGTAGTTGGTGCATTATCTAAGCCTACCATAGATAGTTCTCTTTTTAACACAGATTATGCTGATAGTCAGCAACAAGCAATGGATATATTTAAAAATGTTTAACAATAACGTTAACCGCATCGGATTTTGTTGTAAATATTTAGATGAAGATCAAACGCAGAAGCCTAAGATCCTCAAAGAGATACAACAGCAATATACAGACAGAAGCACAACAGTAGCATGGTGTAACAGGCAAGAAAAGTCTGTTGCAGAAGATAAACTACTGGACATAGTTGAACACAATATGCAAAGTGCATACAATCTAGTTGATTATGTGGGCAACCTAGTTCCAGAACGTAGGATGTTAAGACTAAGTAGTAGTCAAATCCCTATGGCAACAGAGCCCAGTTATAGATATGTTTTCGAAGATAAAACAGTTCGTGATAGACTTGAGGTTGGATTCAGAAGAATTGGTGATCATGCTCGTGAGCGTGACGTTAAGCTCAGTTTTCATCCTGGTCAGTTTTGTGTCCTTGCTTCGGATAATCCTGACGTAGTAGAACGAAGTATTGACGAGTTTGAGTACCATGCAGATATGGCACGTTGGATGGGTTACGGTCAAGAATTCCAAGACTTCAAGTGCAATGTACACATATCAGGTAGAAAAGGTTACCAAGGTATCATAGACATACTGCCCAGACTTTCCCCCGAAGCCAGAAATATTATTACTATCGAGAACGATGAGATGTGTCATGGACTTGATGCTTCATTAGAATTAGAAAAGCATGTAGCACTGGTATTAGACATACATCACCATTGGATCAGAGACCAAGAGTACATACAACCAGATGACGACCGTGTTAAAAGAGTTGTAGACAGTTGGCGTGGTGTCAGGCCTACTCTACATTATAGTTACAGCAGAGATGAATGGTTAGATCAGTCTAGTATTGTTACTGATACATCTAGACATACCTCATTTCATTCTATACAAGAACTATTAGACACAGGTGCAAAAAAACAAAAATTAAGAGCTCACAGTGATTACTTTCCTAATGAAAAAGTTAATGATTGGGCTCTAAGTTTCTGGGACCAATTTGATATACAATGTGAGGCTAAGGCTAAAAATCTTGCTAGCCAACAATTGTATGACCGTGCTTTAGTACATTATAAATAATCGCATGAAGGTACTTATTATAGGTGGCTGTGGTTATACTGGCACAGCAATCACAGAATATTTAGAAAACAAATATAACATTACTAGTGTTGATCTAGAATGGTTTGGAACAACTAAAGATAACATAAATTTAGACTACAAGGATTTAACACAGGAATTTTTAGATAAATTTAGTGTTGTTATTCTATTAGCAGGACACAGTAGTGTAAAAATGTGCGATGACAGATTAAGTAGTTATTACAATAATGTAAGAAACTTTGTAGAACTAACAAATAAACTATCCACACAAAAATTCATATATGCCAGTAGCAGTAGTGTATATGGTAATACTAAATCTACAGAAATAAGCGAAGAAAATGTAGACTTCAGTCCTATAAATTATTACGATATGACTAAGTTACATATTGATCACATAGCACAACTAAGTGGTCTTGAATATTATGGTTTAAGATTCGGCACAGTAAATGGACCAGCACCTCATATTAGAACAGATGTTATGATAAATGCAATGTCTAATACTGCAAAGGAAAAAGGTGAGATACATGTATTCAATGCAGACACTAAAAGAAGTATACTAGGCATAAATGATTTATGCAGAGCAATGGAAACAATAATAGAAGGCCATGCTAATCCAGGCATATTTAATTTAGCAAGTTTTACAAGTACTGCCGGAGAGATAGCAGATGTAGTTGGTGAGGTAGCAGGTGTACCAGTTATCAATAAAGATACTCCAACAGTTATAACAAACGAAAAATTAGAAAAGAAAACATATAATTTTGGTGTTACAACAACTAAATTTGAGAATACATTTAACTTCAAATTTACTGATACATTAAAATCTATTGCAACTGAAACTGTTGATGGGATAGCAGACTGTAGAGCGACAACAAGATCAAACACCATTACATACAGGTAATATTATGAGTAAAGAATTAAACGACATATTAGATTCAATAAGAGAATACATAGATAATAAAAATGCAAGTAAAACCTGGGAACCAGGTAAAGATTTTGTTAACTATGCCGGTCCTCTTTTTGATGCCGATGAATATGTGTCAGCCGCAGAAACATTATTAGACGGTTGGTTAGTAATGGGTGATAAGAGTCTCAAATTTGAAAGGAAGTTCCCTAAACAGTTTGGTAAAAAACATGGTGTACTAACTAACTCTGGAAGTAGTGCTAATCTATTAATGATGGCATCACTTACAAGTAAAAGAGGACATAACTTTCCAAAAGGCACTAAAGTATTAATGCCTATAGCAGGTTTCCCAACAACACTTAACCCTACCTTACAAGTTGGTTTTGAACCTGTCTTTGTAGATATTGAATTAGAAACACTTAACCTAGACTTAGATCAATGTGAGAAGATATTAGCAGAAGATCCAGATATCAAAGTCATAACTTTTGCACATGTATTAGGTAACCCACCTGACATGGATAAGTTAATGGAACTTGTTGAGAAATACAACTTAGTCTTATTGGAAGACTGTTGTGATGCATTGGGTACTACTTACGACGGTAGACAACTAGGCAGTTACGGAGAGATGGCTAGTTGTAGTTTCTATCCAGCACATCATATGACAATGGGTGAAGGTGGCTTTGTTGCATGTAATACAGATGAACAAGAAGTTATAACAAGAAGTTTTAGAGAATGGGGTAGAGGGTGTTATTGTGTAGGACCTGAAGCAAACAAACTTAAAAATGGCACATGTAAAAAAAGATTTAATAATTGGATACCAACAATACCAGATCAAATATTTGATCACAAGTTTGTGTATGATGAGATAGGTTACAACTTAAAGCCTATTGATATTCAAAGTGCAATGGGTCTAGAGCAAATGAAAAAATTAGATACTATACATGCATTAAGAAGGCGTAACTATAAATTATTAATAGACATCTATGAAAAATATGAAGAGTTCTTTATATTACCTAGGCCTAGAGAGAAATCAGATCCTAGTTGGTTTGCATTTCCATTAACAATTAAACCAACAGCACCGTTTACAAGAACACAGATCGTTGATTTCTTAGAAGAAAACTTAATACAAACTAGGCCTTATTTTGCAGGTAATATTATGTTACAGCCTGCATATAGTCATTTAATGGACCCACAAGATGCAAAAGATAATTTCCCTAATGCAACATATACTTTATCAAATACATACTTCCATGGAACAAGTGCTGTGATAACACCAGAACAAATAGCATGGATAGGCTTACAAGTAGATACCTTTATGAAAACTTGGGAGAATAGAATACTGTGAAGAACTATGTAGTACAAACTTTATGTAAGATTAATAAGGTCGCTGATGCTGATCAGCAAGTACCAATGGATACTAATAATGTATTTCCATTATATCAAGCAATACAAAAGCAATCATCTGCAAGTGTACATCATTTTTTAGAAGGTGAATGGGAATATGTTTTATTAGAGGAAGAAGTAACACATGTTTTTGATGTGTTCAAACAAAACTTCCAAAAAATATATGACTTATGGAATAGTGAGCCGTGTAACATTCTATTCTTAGGTTTAGATTCACAGATACTAAAGCCTACAGAAATATTTGGTAAATTTGATAAGTTTATGATGTTTAACTACACAGATCCTAAAACAAATTCCAAGTTCACTAACAACTTTAATTGTGATGTCAGATATTATCCAGCAACAATGGATAAGAAATGGATGGATTACACTATAGAAAAAATGGACTCCCTACAGATATGGGAAGATGAACAAAACATTTATAATGACATGCTTTGGGGTCAAGACGTTTCAGTAGAAGAAGTATTACATCCTCATTTAGCATTCCAAGGACATATGATGCCTACACACGATACGCAATTATTATTTGCTAGTAGATTTAATGGCATTAGTTTTAAAGATGCAAACATTGTACATTGGCATAGCAGTCGTGGTGTACAAGGTAGACTGGACCTAATGACTCAACTAAATCAAAAAAATAACGTAGAAGATTAAATGAATAGGATAGGTACATATCTGCATATCCCAAAGACAGCAGGTACGGCCTTACGAAATGCTTTTGTAACTGGTAGTGTATCTACATATTATAATAGACCTTTTGATGTAGCTCGTAGCCATAGTAATACATTAACAACAACTGAAGGAATAATATACTTCTCTGTCAGAGACCCTCTGGAACGATTTTGCAGTGGCTACTGGGAAAGATACACAAACCCTTATAGAAAAAAAATTAATGACTATGCTAGAAGCATAGTAGTGCAAGGAAGTGGATACAAAAACATAACTCCACTTGAACAGAAAGTATTTGAGTTATACAAAACACCAAACGATATACTTACTGCTATACGAATAGGTGATTATGTAAAACACGAGTTGTCTTTAGTAGACACTGATTTAAATATAATGTTAGCATCACTTGGTTCATGGACCGGCACAATAAAAGAAATACAAGAGAATGAAAACAGAATAGGTGAAGTATACAATATAAAAAACCTTTCATCTATTATAGAACGTAAGTTTGGTATAATAATGCCAACAGACCCATTCCTAAAAAGAAGTAGAGATCAATTTCCAAACATAGAACAGTCGTATGGTATATCAGATGAAAATAAGGAATGGTTTATAAAAGACTTTAGGCATCTGGATTATCAGATAATAGAGTTTATCAAAAGTAAAGATTTTTACATCGATAATTAAGTTATTTTAAAATAGTCCTTGGCGCCAATTTCTATATTAAATGTTGGAACAGTCATTTGCAGTTTCTCCTGCTATTCTAGGCTTTACTACGAGGGAGCCGATTTTTAATTACTGTTAGACTGAAATCTATTCTGCCCAACACATATATTTAACATAAAAATGAGAAAATACAAGATTAAGCGGTAAAATGATCAAAAAAGAACCCTGATAACAGGGCTCTTAGTTTTTGTGTTATGTTTACTTCTTGTTAAAGATGTGATAAAGTACCCAAATGCCTACTAATCCAAGTAGACCTTCGTTGCTTAACCCGTTCAATATACCCATAATATTTGCTACTACAGTCATATCTCCAAGAAAAGGAACAGCACCTTTGAATAATACTTCAAGTACTACTCCAAGAGCTATTACACTCATACCAACATCCGTAAGTTGTTTGGCCCATCCGCCAACGCTCTTAAGAATATCCATATCAACCTCCGTTGTGAATTGGCTAAATTGCCTCTTCACACATTATTTACGAGCCAGAAGGCAAGAGATAAGTGTTTACTTAATGTTAAATATAGTTTTAATACACACTAATATGGTACTATACGAATGTTAATACAAAAACCAATAGCAAAGAACGATGTCGTCACAATAAAAATACTCACAGGCGAAGAAATCATAGCAAGATACGAAGGAGAGGATGATTCTACCGTCTCTGTGTCTAGAGCAAGTATTGTTGCTCCGAATCCTGAAGGAGGCCTAGGTCTTGTTCCATGGATGATGAGTTCTGCTCCAAATAAGATAAGTATAAACAAGTCTTCAGTAGTTGCAATGAGTCCTACTGTAGAACCAATCGCTGACAAGTTTAACGAAGCAACATCAGAGATACAGATCGTAAAATAAACGGTTGACACATACACTACTTTTTGTTATAATAGTAATATAAATATAAGAAGCATGGTGAGTGACATGAAAAAATATTTTATAGTAGCAACTCTTATTAGTATAGGCTTGTTACTTACATTGGGATTTTCTAAATCTGTTTTAACTAGCAAAGAATTCGTAGGTCCTCCTATAGAATCTTATGAAGAAACAATAGATATAAATCAAGCAAATTGTCTTGCAACAAACATTTATCATGAAGCACGTGGTGAAAGTTATGCTGGTAAAGTAGCAGTAGCAAATGTTACAATGAATCGTGTAATATCTCCCAAATTTCCTAATACAATATGTGAAGTTGTATATCAATCTCATACCAGAGAGAATTGGAAGGGTGAAGAGGTTCCAAAACGAAACAAATGCCAATTCAGTTGGTTTTGTGACGGTAAACCAGACCATATAGTTTTAGTAACTAATAATGGTAAAGTTATTAAAGAACGTATGTTAGCATGGGAGATGTCTCAATTAGTAGCCAACCAATCTATTAGAGGAAATTTAATTGATATCACAGACGGCAGTACACATTATTTTAACAGTGAACTTGCTAATCCTTATTGGGCATCTTCCTACAAACAGGTAGTAAAAATAGATAGCCATCTTTTTTTAAAGGATGAGTAATGTTTTTAATTAACGAAGTTACCAAACAACTTATATACAGTCATGGAAAAAACGGTACTACCTCAGTTGCAGACCCATTGCAAAAGAAAGATTCTAATTGGCATCAATTTGATTTAAATGAGCCTGAAGTTCCTCCTTATGGTATGTTAAGAGATTATACTGCTTATATACTTTTTAGAGATCCAAAAGATAGATACATAAGTGGATTATTAGAAGACATCAGTATGTTCATGCTACCAGATGACCCAGGTTTAACATATAGTAAACAAATTATTAATCTTAACCCTAATCTACACATTGTAAGCCATAAACAATTATCAGATAATAAAGAGGCGGCCTTACTTTTAGAAAAAAATGTAAAGTATTTTGATCATATGTTAACACACCTTTTTAAATATAATGGTTCCGATTATTCTTTATCAGACAGTTATCATGTTGGTAACTGGTTATGGGAGGCATTTGCAATACATAGTTTAGTTGATACTACTTTCTGGATAGACTTGCCAAATTTAGATACTTTTTTTAAAAAGAACTTTGATTTAGAACTCCCTCATATGAATGTAAAAAGTTCTAAAGACAAGGCAATGTTAAAAAAGGCAATCAATCATTCCCATCATAATGAAAAAATAGACGACTACCTCGATAGTGAAAATACTATGTATAATATTATTATGAAAAATAGAATGGTCGGCGGAACTCTAAAAGACTTTTCTGATAATAAAGACTTGGCACATAAAATTTCCTATTGTGTGTTTAATAATTTGGTACAGAAGAAAGGATATTTACATGACAAAATGATTATGACTTTAATAAAACTTATTTTTCAAAAACATTGGGACGGAGAGTAACACAACAAAGCGATAAATACATACTTAATACACACAACTTAGGAGTAACAGTATGTATGAGTATAATTGCAAGGTAGTAAAGATTGTTGACGGGGACACAGTAGACGTAGATATAGATTTAGGTTTCGGTGTTCAGTTATCAGATGAAAGAGTAAGAATCATGGGTATTGATACCCCAGAAAGCAGAACATCAGACAAGGTAGAAAAAGTATTTGGTTTAGCGGCTAAGTACAGACTACAAGCGTTGATGGGTGAGACATGTGTTCTTAAAACACAAATAAACAAAGACGGTGAAGACATGAAAGG